ATAGGAGAGTTGTTACCAAAACCATCAGTTAGTTGCTTAGCTGAAGTAGTTATATTTCCGTTATCAGAAAACTTTACAAGTGACTGATATGTATTTTTTATTTTATTTCCTGAAAGTGTAGCCATTATCTTTCTTTTTTAAATAAGTTAGTAATTTTTTGACATTAACCTCTTTAGGTTTGTAATTCTTTTTTATAATACCCATCCGTGAAATCCTGTGTCTTTATCTGGATAAATATCTTGATTTGAATTACTATAATACTCATCAAATTTAGATGGTGCATTATAAGTCATATAGTCAATAAATCTTTGTGCATAATACTCAGCAAAATCTCTCTCCTTTTGAATTAAGAAATCTATCTCTTCTTTATTTGCTATCTGACTGTTTTCAGAGTTATGTTTATATACACCACCATTTGATATAGAATAAGCTGCAAATGGCAAGTATTCTACCATAGCAAAGTGTATAAGCATTGGCTGTATATAATCGTTTACTAAAGCTAAGTAATCTCCACTTAAATTTCCTGCAATAATATCGGCACTTATCTTGTCATATAAATCTGTGCCTAAATAATTTTGTACATGAATTTCTTGTGCCAAACTAATAAACTGTATAAATTTATCTGTATCTACGTTTGAATTTAATGCAGTATTTTTTACTAAATCTGACCTTTTTATAAATAGTGCTGTTGCCATTATTCTTCTATATTTATTTGTTCATCTTCTATCACTTCACTATCATCCTTTTTTATTCCTGTTTCTTTTTCTATTTCTGCGTCTGTAATAGCATTAGTTAAATCAGTAAATTCTAAAGGTTGTAGTGTTTTAAAGTATATATCTAATTTAATTCCATTATACATTAATACTCTTTCTAAGTCATCTAATATAGTAACTTGCATTGGTCGTATAACTGTATTGTCCATAAGCAGTGAAGCCGTCTGTAGTTCTTCAGCATTATTACCTAATCCAGTATTGTCTTTTATACCAACAAGCATTGGTGATACAATTCTGTGTGACACCATTACTTTTCTCATTGATTCATCACTAAGAAATTTATATTGTTCATGTGCGTCACTTAGTATAACTGGTTCAATACTTGCAGATAATTCTTTACTATCGTTAAACGCTAATATAAATCTACCAGCATTAGAAGAACCACTAAACTTTTCTTGTATGTTTTGCTCTATAAGACTTCTTTGTTCTTCTGTTGGAACACCATTATTAAAGTTTATAAGCATACTTGGTGCAAGACCATTCTGTATATTATTTATATGATAATTAGCTATCTCTTCTTCTAACTCTGCATATTGTAATCCTCCTTGATAATCAACTGGAGAATAATAATAAAATCCAGCTCTATAAGGTTTAATATATAATATTTCTAATCCTGATTTACTTGTTCCAAATGCAGGTATTCTTTTAGGTTGAGTTTTAAACGTTACCTCTGACCAGTCTTTAGCGTAGTAATAACCCTGTATATCACCTTTGTTATTTGCTTTCTCTGCCCTTAAAGTCTCTACAGGTATATGTTCTACTTGGACAATCTTTTTATGGTCTTTAGAATAGATTACTTGAAGTGCAGCTTGACCCATCATTTTATAGTCGTAACATACTTTTTTCATACAGCTTTTAGTAAAGAGCTCCTTCATTTGTTTATAATCATCTTCTTTCTCTTTACTATCAACTGCGTCTATCCCTTTTCCGTATATCATTTCTGCTATACCATTAATAGCAGCATTGTTAGTAGGGCTGCCATTATATCTATCTATAAGATAATCAAAGTAATTATTATCATCTCCATACTCTACCCAATCTCTATTGTATTGTTCTTTGACTTCAGGTCTAGTGTAAGACGACATATTAACTATATGTATCTTTCCTTTTTCTACTTTTGGCAAAGATTTGTTGTTGTATCTGTTTTTTGCCATTTTATTTACTTTTCTCATATTATTACAAAATCGTTATCGTATGTGTTTTCTGTAGTGTATTCTCCAGAATGTACATCAAAGGTATTAAAATTAGTTTGATTTGTACAGAAAATAGAACCTCTATATATTACCGTAGAGCCACTTTTAATTACAAATGAATAAAACCTATCCTCGACTAGAGAAAAGCTCCCTGTGAGCGTCATATAGCCGTTAGAATTAGTTACAGAAACAGTAACAGCACTTGTGGTTCTTTTAGATTTATCGGTTAATTCAAAAGTAACCGAGCTTTCTGCACTTCTAGGAATTACCTTAAAACTCTGAGCGTCTGTTGATGTCGTTAATATTACCATATTATAAGTAACAAATAATACTTAATTTGTTTTCATAAAAAAAGGGACACCGAAGCATCCCTTTAATTTCACCTAATTAAATTTAGTTATTATGAATTAGTACCTACTGTTACAGTTACAGTTGCACTAGACATTCCAGCATAAGGGTCTGAAGCAGTTGGAGAGTCTACAAAATTAGCTGGCTCAACTTCCATAGAAGATAAAGTAAGTGTATATCCACTTAAATCTCCCATAGCAGCACCAGTTACTATTGTACCTCCTGAAACATCAGCACCATGTTGTAATCCCATTAAAAACACATTCCCATTATAATCTTCAACAGCGACATGAGGTCTTCCGTAAGCTAACAATTTTAATTCTTTATTGTCTTCTTTAGAAAGCTTGTGTAGTGTTAAATTTAATGTTTGTTCAAAGAATGTAGTTCCGTTCTCTCTTGATGATGTAATGTTTTGTTCAAAAGACGAGTTTCCTTTTACTTCATATTTATAGGCAGTGAAAGTTCCAGACAAATCTGTTATTTCATCATCAGTTTTTGTAACTGTACCTAAATCTCCAAAATCAGTAAAATAAACTGCTTTTATGCCACCAACAACATCTTTACAAGGTTCTTTTCTACCTAATGATAAATCGCAAGCCATAGTTTATTGTTTTATTATAAAAAAAGGGTAAGCAGATATTTACCTACCTACCCTAATTTTTGGTTAATTTAATTTATTAAGAATAAAGAACTATATCAGAACCTATTCCGTACTGTACTCCAGCAGTAAATCTCATAACAACTCTTACGTTTTGAGAACCGTCTAGGTCAGCCATATCAATCAACTTAACTTCGTTGTGGTCAGATAAAAGACCTGTTCCAAAGAATAAGTTAGATTTTTCAGCAGCAACAGCTTTATTGTCACCAAGTCCATTAGCAACAAATAATTTTACACCATCAAAAGATAATGCTCCATTTTGCCACCACATAGTACCTTGATTAGATACACCGTTAGCTCCAATGCTAGATACGTTTTCACTTCCAGCAGCGTTTTCTAAAATTCCAAATCCTCCTAGTGCTCTTACATAAGCTCTAGCAATATTTTGAGATACATAGATAAATAAATCTTCTTTTCCGTATAAAGCAGAAGGAATAGCGTCAACTATTTTTCCTAATTCTGCAATTACATTAGAAGAAGTTACAGTTCCAGCAGCAACGTCGATAATATCTCCGTCAGCAGCCATTAAAGTAGAGAATCCGTCAAATTCACCAGCGTTTCCGTTAACACCAGACCAGATGTTGTTTTCTGTTTTTTCAGCAACTAATCCAGAAACGTGACCGATTAAGTAGTCACTGAATTTAGGAGGTAAGTTGTCAAAAGCAGAATATCCCATTGATATAGCTTCCCAGTCACTTCTAAAGTCTTTCTTACAAAGCTCTAGGTTTACTTGGAACTCTTCTGGTTGAAGGATTCTTTCAGTTAATGTAATAGTTGCAGTGTCAGTAAAATCACAAGTTGCATCTTTGATTACGTTAGAATCAGTAGCAATCTTTTTAATTACCTCTTTGAACTTTACATTTGGTTTGATTTCAATACCACCTCTATCAAGTGTAACACCTGATAATAAAGCAGCAGAAATGTACTTGCCTGCAAATTCGCCAGCATAAGTACTTGTAATTGATGTAGTAGTAGCCATTTTTTAATTGTTTTTGTTTTAGTTTATTTTAAATTAGCAATTCTGTTCATTACTCTATCTCTAGTGCTCAGTACTTTGTTTTGACCATAAGATTTAAAGTTTTGTTTTACTTCCCCTTCAGGGTTGTGTGATATTGGTTCTGAAGCTGGTTCAGCAGATAACTTCTCTATTTTAGTTTCCATAGATAGTTTTTCCTCACTGTAACCTAATTTCATTTCCTCAATCAATTTCTTTAGTTCAGAGATTTTAGAATCAAACTCGTCTCTTCCAACGTATTTGGTTTCATCCATCTCAATTTCTTGAGAAGCTTCCTCTATAACAGGAACTTCTTCTTGTAATTCTTCAGAAACAACTTCTTCAGTAGATAATTCCTCTTTAACTTCTTCTTGGCAGGCAAGTTCTGTTAATTCTTGAGATAATTTCTCTTCTTCTTTAATTTGTTCCGAAAGATTTACTTCTTGATTCACTTCAACTTCTTTTACTTCATCTTTCTTAACTAGTGATAGTTTTTCCATGATGTCGTTCAAAATTGATGTAGCTTTAGTGTTTTCCATAAATTTCGATTATTAAATTAATTTATCTTACTTAAATAACTGTATGTAAAAAGGTTGTTACATTTTTAGTTTGTATCGATACAAGTTGTACAATCACTATATAATGTGGCAGAATTTATGTGATGTTCTCCACTTGAAGCAATATTTAATACAGTATAACAATTACTATGACCTGAGTTCTCAAAATCTAAATAATATACATTACCAACTATAAGCTCAGTATCGTGCAAATGAATTTCTTTCTTCATACTATGACCACATCTTTGTACCCTGTAATAGTACTCATCTCCAACATAAACTTCACCTCTTATTTTACCAACTCCTTGAGCTCTTAAAGTTCCATCACAACACTTTCTTGAGTATGTACCATTTTTACACATACAACCTCTTCTACTACCACTTGGAACAGCGTTTCCTACAGTTTCATTTGTTTTACTCATTTCTTACTGCTTTTAGGATGTTTAGTTGGCAGTATATCATAATCAGTTGTATATTTAGCATTTTCTGGTCTTCCATTTCTTACTAGATACATAAAAGCATTTACTCTAGCGTGTGCCCATTGTGAAGGTGATTTTACATTTGGTGAATGACTTGTATTATAAGCTCCTAAACCTCTTTGAAATACTGAAGCTAACATACCAACAGTTATGCCATAACCTAATTTTTCTTTATATTTTTTATTAAAATCATCAGCTTTCTTTTGTAATGAAGCTCTATCTTTTGCAGACACCTTAGCCCCTGTCTTACCAGAAGCATCTCCCTTTGCTGTTCCTTTACCTTTAGGGTTTTTGTTAGGTGTATCAGATTTAGGTGCTTTAGGACTTTTTCTTATTGCTCCATCTTTTCCTACTTCTGCTAGCTTGTGTTGTTCACAAGGCATATACCAAGTTTTACCTTCAAGCTCGTGTTCGTGTATTCCTTTACAATCTAAATCTTCAGCCATCTTTTCAGCCATTTCTTTACTTGAATATGCTAATCTATCATTTATAATTGCATGGTCTTTATCTACAACCATGGATGCCATTTTTAATTCACCAAGTTCTCTTAGTTTACCTCTTGACCAAGCTAAACCTGCTTTGCCTCCCCATAATAAGTAAGATATAGTTCCACAAGCTTTACTGTCTCCAGCATCGTAATATGTCTCTGCTCGACTTAAATATGAGTACATTCTTTTAATTGTTGATACACTCAATTTTTCACCTCTTGACAACTGCTGAGCTCTTATTTTTCCCACGCTAGTTGCACATTTATTGTTTACCTTTTTATTAAGTTCAATACCTCTTTTAGCGTTGTTCCTAACACCACTTCCATAATCACTATATGTAGCAAGCTCATATTTATTATCTAGTATTGAATTGGCAATCTCTAGTAATATTTCAGTTGCTTCTTCTTCATTATGTATTTCTTCTATCTTACTCATAGCAATTTTATCAGTGAAATAACCTTCTATAGAAAATCCTTTTACTTTACCAGTTTTAACATAATCATTCCAAACTTCATCATTGTTTACTTTCATTGAAACCATCCAAGTACCAATAGGCAAATCCATACCATACTTTCTTGATTTATCGTGTACATCATCTTCTATAATCCAAGATTCAACAACAGATAAACCATGTAATTCAGCTTGATGTTCTAAAGTAGATTTGTTTTGATTACCTCTCATTAAGAATAATTGTGATGCTTGTCTTACTGTATCTTCACTAAAGAATATGTAATATTCGTCTTCACCATTTCTTCTATAGATATTTTTATTAGGAACTAAGGCAGCTCCCATTAATATTTTCTTTTCTTTATTTACTTCAGCAAGTTGTATTTCGTGCTGTTTAGATAAAGCAATAAAGTTTTCTTCTATTGCAGGTTCATCAACTATAGATATAGCTTCTATACCTGATAATAATTGTTCTTCGTCTATAAGTAATTCTACTATTTTCATATTGAATTTATTTTAATAATTAACCGACTGATGCCGTATCTGTAATATTTCTTTCTAGTTCTTGAGCTGATGTTATTTCTTTGCTTACAACAAATGCTTTTAATGGTTGCCCTGTTACACCTGCTAATGTAGTTGCTAATTGGCTTACACCTCCTGCACCTACTACATTAAAGTCAGGAGCTTGCACTTCTCCTGCTTCTCCTGCTTCTCCTGCACTACCTAACGATGGACTAACAGATGATTTGCTTTTAATTGAATTTATACCTCCTGCTGCTGCTGCTACAATACCAGCTATATTAATTCCAGAAACTATATTGTTTTTTAATACCCTAACCCTCCCTTTAGCAATAGCTGTAGGGTCACCTAATGCAGATTTTGCAAGAGCAGCAGCCTGAATTACTGTATTTGTTTCTTTTGTTTTTATTACTACTTTAGCTATAGCTTGTGCTTTTTCTGTAATAATTGATGCTATTTTAAAGCCATCATCTAAATCTCCTAAAGCTTTTAATCCTTTACTAATTGAACTAACGCTATCAAAGTATGCTTTTTTTATTCTTATTCTAGCGTCAGCCTCTATCTTCTCGTGTCTCGTTGCTAGTTCTAATCTATCTTTACTCTTTTTACCAAATTCGTCTAAACTTTCACTTCTTTCTTCTAAGCCTTCTACAAGAGCTTCACCAGCAATTATTTGTCTAGTTCTTTCTGTATATTCTTCGCTTTGTTCAATTCCTTTTGTAAATATTTCTTGTGTTTTAACTACTGTTCTTTCTGCAATTTCAGTAGCAATATCTGAGAACTGTAGCAATACATTTATTCTTTGTTGTATCTCCTTTTCTTCTTCAGTTTCAGTTTCACGAAGTTCTTTTTGTTTTTCTATTTTTTTATCTATTCTTTCAAGTTCTTTTTCATGATTTATAATATCTTGTTCATTGTTTATAACTTTTAATCCTTCTGCTGCTGTAATTTCTTCAGTAAGTCTTTTTTCTCTTATTCTTTTATTTTCAGCTATTCTTTTTTCATTATCCTCAATCTCGTTTTGTTTTTCGTTTAATGCACTTCTAACTGCTATTTCTTTGTCTATTTCTATTTGTAATAATTTAGCTGATTCTTCTTCTATTTTAGTTTGTGCTGCCCTAGATATAGCAAGCTTTTTTATTTCTTCTCTTTGTAGTTTATTTATATCAATAGATTCTTTTGTTTTATTTTTAACATCTTCTATAGATAAACCTGCCTTTTCTAGTTTTTCAATGTATTCTGGAAATTCTTTATTTAATGCAGTAATTGCGTCTAAATGTTCTTGCTCGCTTTTTCCAGCGTCTTGTAAAGTTCTTAGGTATATTTCAAATCTACCTGTGACAGTTCCTATACTTGAACTAATATCTTCAAAAGACTCTTTTAATTCATTACCAAAACCAATCAAATCCTTAAAGAATTTAAATATTGCAGGACCAAATGAAATTAATAATTGAATACCAATTAGTAATCCACCAGTTCCCCACAAAGAACCAATTAACTGTCTAAATGAAGCTATAACACCATCATTAGTTTTAACAAAAGAGCCAAATAAACTTACTATCTGCCCTAAGTTATTCGCCATAGCAGTAAAACCATAAGAAGCATCTGATGCTAAACGACCAGTTTCTAAAAGTATTGCATTATTTAATCCAGATTGTGCTCTTGCATTTCCAGTCGCTTCAGCTACATCAACTTGTGATAGTGCTTGTGCTTTAAGTGAATCAGTATATAATTTATTTTGTATTACGTTTTTTTGTTGACTAACATATTGTTTTTCTTGCTCTGCTGTCATCTTTTTAAACTCGCCAGTAGTCTTGCCTAAACTATTGCCAAGCTTTTTATTAGAAGCACTCGCTTTATCATCAAGTATTACTTGAATAAGTATTTTCTTAGTTGCCATCTTTTAATCTTTTAAGTTGTTCCTTCATTTCTTCAAAACTATTCACTGCTGCATATTTTCCTTTAGCTATATCTATGTTTTCTCCAATTCCATACCAATCAGAGGCATTTAATAAATCAAGTATATCTTTTATCATAATTATAATTTGTTTAGTAATTCTAATTGACTTATTTCAGTTTTAAAGTTTGTGCTTATAGAATTAATCGTAAAAGTCCTATCTTGTATCACAAGCTCATCATTCAATCTATAATTAGCTAATATATCTGTTGGCAAGTATCCTTTTAACTTATATATTCTTTTCTTTTCTTCAAAGATTCCATTAATGTAATTAGCATAAAACTTTTTAAACAAAGAGTTAGTTCCTCCATCATAATTTGTTAAGTTCCATTCATCAATTTCATCATCAAAGTTAATTGTAAAAGAAGCCTCAGTTGATGTTGTGCCATCTTCATTAGTATTAGAAGGTCTATAGTATTGTGTTATTTCTACAGGAGTACCATCTGAAATCCATTTAATTCCTGTTCCTGAACTTAATCCTGTTTCTTGTATTGCATAAAACACAAGTGGTTTAGTTAATACTGGAGAATAGTTTCCTGTAGCTGGAGTTACATCTGTTTTAGACTCAAAGTCACCATCTGCTGAATAACCACATAATATATCAGTTATATATGGAGCTGGAGAGGTTACGTTTCCATAAGGACTAATTTTTCCAATATTGTAGTTTTCTCCACTTTGCATAATATCTATACTCAAAGAAATAGTAGTATTACTATCTATAGATAATACAACAGCACTAGTATTATCTGTTGTGTTGTTAACAACATCTCCTACTAAAATAGTAGTTGTAAATGTTTTTGTACTATCAACAAGCTTGTTTGCTGTGGTTGAAGTTGTAGTTCCAGAAACTTTTGGAGTGTTTGAGTTATTTATATCAATTATTCTTTCAAACTTCATGTGCTCAAAAGGCACTTTAACTTCATATTTAGTTCCTCTGTCAACAAATGTAGGTTTTACTTCTTCATTACCAAATATCTCATTAAACTGTTCTTGATGATTAATAGACAATAAAGTAGATGGCTTTTCATATTGAAAGTTAATTTGATTATATTCAAACGCTCTTTCTATTGTTAAATCTTTTGTGTCTATATGTTTAGTTATATCATAACTTCCTTCTGATGGATTGTTTATTCTATCAGCATAAAAATTATCTAAGGTATCTACATATATTTTACCAAAATCTGCATCTGAAACATCATCAATATAGTATGCTGTTAAATTAAACATCTTAAATAATCCTGTAAGAAAATCTATAGTTTTAATTTGTGGAACATTATCAGTTATAATTATTTCTGAAGTTGTAGATATACTTGCTCCTGTTCCCCCAATATTAAATACAGCAGTATTTGTTCCTGTAGGAGTTTGTGTTATTGGGTCAAGAATATACTCTGTCATATTTAAACTAGGAGTAAAAGATAAGGTTTCGTTAGATTCTACAATCCATTTAATTTGATAATTAACTAATTCAAATGTTGATATTAATTGAACAGTAAAATCTCTTGACGCACCAGAACCTAATGCTAGTTGAGCTAATGTATTACCTGTAACATAATCAACAGCTTTCACACTATAAGGTTTGCTTTGGTTAGCACCTGATGTTGTTATTGTTAACTGAGCATCATAACGTCTTGTGTGTCCTGAAGTTGATACAGTCCAAGTATCTCCATTTATATTAAACCCTAAGTCACCAGAAGAATATCCCCAAGCACCACATATACGACTTAATGTTTCTTCTTGATTTTCATCCCCTCCTATATATCCTTTGTTTCTACTTAACCAAAGAAATAAATTACTAAATTCAGTTGAATTAAAGAAGTCTCTTGTAAAAACAATATTAGAAGAATATCCATTAGTTGTAGTATATTTATCTTCTATAGCTTCTATTATAGTTAGGCATTTCACAGCAGGCTTTAAATCATCAAAATTTAAACCAATATTATTTTGTGTAGTATTATAATATAAATTACCACTATAAAAAGGAGCTGAAGGAGCAGAATCATAAAAAAACCTTTTAGTATGAGATATTAAAGGATATATTATTTTTCCAGAAGATAAACCACTTTGTAATCCTGTTTTAACATTTGTACTTGTATAATCATGAGTATAATCATCTAATTGACCAAGTGTACTTAATTCATCATCTCCAAGTAAATCTTTTAGATTTATAGTATTGCCATAAAAAACAACCTCATAAGAAAAAGGTTTATTATCTTTCATCTTAACATTATTAAGAGAAATCTTGCCTCTTCTAAATGGAGAGAAGTCCAGTTCCATTATAGCATCTTTTCTGCTTCTTGCATCGAAACCATTATCAATATTATAATTATACCAATGTTGAAATAGTTTGTTATTTGTTTTAGAGGCAGGTAGTGTAAATGTTTGACTAAAATCAGTAAATACCTTTTGTATATCTCTTACATCTTGTATTTTAGATGTTAATGAAATTGTTTCATCATTAAACATATCTACCCTCTTATAGACGTCATCATTATTCTTTATATATAATACTATTTTTTGCATTATAAAATGTTATTTATTTTATCGTAAGCATAGTCAAAAGATAAAGAATAACTAATAAGTTTATCATTGACTGACTTTTTAAATTGTAATGTATTAGATTTAAGATTTATTGGTAAAGTGTTCGTGCCATCATAAATCCATACTTGTTCTGCAAGTAACATTTCTCTTACTACTTCATTATGGTCTTCACTATAAAATCCTGAATTTACAGTTATTGATTCTTTACCATTTGCCATAAACTTCTTTTCTTGATGCTTACTTAAGGCATAAGAAGGAGTGCTACCAGAGTTTTCTATATCTAAAATATTATTTTTAAATTGCTGTGAACTAATTTTTATATTAGTCATAGATTTCTTAAAGAACCATAGATTTTGCAGTGCTCCGTATTTATTATAAAATATTATATTTAGTGGGGTATATTTAGGCTCGCATACTTTCTTTAATGTTATGACAACGTCTGAATAAGAAGAATTATCACTGGATATAGTTATAAAATCATTATCATTTAAATCTTCACTATCAGTAATAATTAAGTATTGTATTTTTTGATTTGTGTTTCCATCATCATTAATTACAACAGGAGTTTGTCCTGAACCCCAAGTTTCATTATAAGTGTCCCAAAAGTCATCTGCATTATCCCAGTTTATATCTGCACCTGCTGTACTTGTTAATGTAGCTGTTACAGTTTCAGCTTCTGCATAAATAGGAATCTTTATATCAGCACCATCATTATAATAAACTGTAGTGTTGTGTTGAAGCACCATAGGAGTTGTATATTGTACGCTTCTAGGATTAGTGCCATCTTCAAAGTAGCCATAACCATCTATACCTAAAAAAGTAGATGTATTTACATCTTGTGAGTTAACTTGTACTATAGTACCTGTTGAATCGTATATAGTTATGTCTGCGTCTATCCATAAAGTGTCAGTTGCATAGTTATTGTACTCTGTTTCCATAAAGTCTCTTGCAAGCTCACTTAATTCAAATACAACGTAAGGTTTAGCAAACAATATATAATTTTCACCTGAAGCCATAATGTCGGAGCTTATAGATAAAGTTGTATCACTATCAATAGCAGTAACACTTGCTGTTG